CCCCCCCCCCCCCCCCCCCCGCCCGTAGTTGTTTCCACACCGGCTATCCGGTGAAGTAGTATTGGTTGCCGCTGGGGAAGTAGTCGGTGCTCTGCGTCGGCGGCAATTCCCCGTACATCTCCAGCAAGTAGACGATCGTGGCATAGTCGCTGCCGCTCACGGCCCCCACTTTCGTGGTGAGGAAGTGGTGGTCAAGGCTCATCCGTGACACCTCGATCGTGATGACGACGAACTCGCCCTCGTCGGTGGCGGTGCAGGTATGCTTGTAGTACGAGCTGCTCAGCGCGTCCTCTGTGCCATCTACCGCCTCCGCCTCATACAACTGGAATGTGATGGCGTCCGCCAGCGTGCCGATGTGAAGCAGAACGTGCACCCGCTCAGCACCCGAAACATCGATGTAAGAGCCCGACGCAGGATAATACTCGTCATTGACGAGCACATCCTCCAGGTCGTGGCTGGCGCTGTCGGCGGCTTCGGTGTGCCCGCTGACAAACTTGTACTTGGAACTCAGTAAACTTCCGCTCATTGTCATTTCCTCCTAACCTAACTTACTCTAACCTAGCTCGCAGCAACTTCTTGGACCGCGAATTTCCACGGCTCAATCACACGTCCGCCCAACCGGCGGCGGATGTGGAATTGCACCAGGTTGATCCCGGTATTGCTATCGTTATAGCGCTGGATAGCCATACCCAGGCGTTCGACGATTGCGTATCCTGACATATCGCCATAAATGAGAGGGAAATACCCGGCAGTCACGTCGGGCATACTCTCGCTCTCACGCCACGTAGCGCCCAAGAACTTCTCGCCTACATTCAGGTCGTCTACGAAGTAGCGACCCATCCCATCGGTCATCGTCTCAATATCCGCGCCGGTATCAGAGTTGCCGATCAGGGTAGCCCTGCCGGCTGCGCGGTACTGTGACTGGATGCCGCGCTTGAGCAGTTTCAGGCCGTCCATCGCTATTTCCGATGCATGGCCCGAGACTACCTCTGTCAGCGCGTCGGCGTTCGCACCGCTCCCTGCCGTGCCGGGCAGGAGGCCGCGCGGCTTCCCTGCGCCGTCCCCGGTCAGGCAAACCGTGTCCTCGTCGATCGCCATCGTGTCGGCGACCAGGCTGGTGAACACCTGTACCAGGTTCACGGCGTCCTCTAGCAATGATACGCTAAAATTCACCTTATAGGTATAGACGTTCACCGGGATGTCCAATTCTCCGAGCTTGAAGTCGTCCGCCGTCGGCGACTGAGTCTCGGTTCCCCACAGGCCGCGCATGGCAGTTGGATATTGGCTCCCACCTCCGGTTAACCGCAGCCATTTGACCATGTTGCTCGCAGACTGGATGATCAGCGCGCCGCCCTCTCGCACGGCGGTGAGACCCCTCATCCGTGCGATGATGTTACTCATCACGTGCGGTGGCACTGCGAAGCCGCCCAGGATGTCAGTCCCCTCAACCATCGTGGCCTTGATCTCGGCGACGCTTAGGCCGCTCTTGAGCATGTCCACTACGTCGGTGGAACTCCACATCTGCCGCTGCCCGCGCGCTATCATACCATAGGGATCGCGCATGTAGGCCTTGAGGCCCTGTTCCTGCTCCCAGAACTTCTGCCGGTAGTCATCGCCGTAAATCTCGCGCATCACCAGCGACGTCGGCTCATCGGTGACGCCAAAGCGCAAGATAGTTACAGCCTTCACTACAGCGGCATCGTGCTCTGCCTGCGTCGGCGCGGGCGTCGGCGCCGGATCCGGGCCGGTCGGCAGGGCGGCGGGCAACTGCGGCTCTGCGATCGCGCCGAGGCTACTCGCCACGGCCTTCATCGCCTCGGCCCGCTCTTGCAACTGTGCCGCGTCAGCCTGAAGCGCTTTGATCTGCTCCATGTCCGGCGCGTCGCCCTCAAGCAACGCCTTGGCGGCAATCAGCTTCTCTTTTGCTTGTTTGAAAAACTTTTCCCACTCGTTCATTAGTTTACCTCCGCTAGTTCAATCTCTTGTAATGCTAACTCAATCTCGGCCTGCATCTTCTCCGCCTCTGCCTTCTGGCAACCGGCCCCCGCCGGTTCTCCGCCTTCATCCAGTTGCGGGAGGTCTAGGCCGGCGGCTTTGTACGCCGCCTTCACCTGGTCAACCGGCAACAGCCGGAACTGTGCCGGAATGGGTGTCAACGTATCCTCGATGACGGGGAAAGATTCCAGCCGCCCGTCACTGTGGCGTTTTACGAGATGTGGCGCGCTGCCGGGTGAGTAATATAGCGCCTCGGCATCCAGCAGCGGCTTGACCATCTGCCAGTATTTTCCGGATGTGTCAAGCCAATCCTCTACCCACACGCCGGTATCGCGCACCTCTGCCTTGACGCGATGTCCCATCACGGCCAGGCCGATGTCCTGGTCGAGCCCGTGATGGAACAGGGCTGGGACAGACTTGTATTCGTCCAGCCCCAGCCACGTTTCAGGCGTGAAATATTCTTTTTGCAGATCGCGGTGCCGGGCATCGCCAAATAGCAGCAAGGGGCCGCCCACGACGATGCCGCCGTTTTCCTCGCGCAGGGTCTTGACGGCAAGCGGCTTGTCCTCCAGCGCTGCTTCACGTTCCATTATTGCTTTATAGGCTGCTACTAACTCTTCCAAGCGCACTTTTACACCGTCAATCTCTACCGTGTCCATTGATTTGCCTCCCTCGCGCTTGACCCACTTGCCATCCTCAATCTGGTGTGATTTCTTGAAAGACGAGATACATACGGCATGAGGACTCTCAACTTCGCCCTCGTCTTCCAGCGCATCAGCGCACCGGGCAATGCCGTTTATCTGTGCCAACGTCAATGGCGGCTTTATGCCTCGTAACGAGGCGGGCGCGTCGCTCAGTTTATCGTATGGCATAAGTCGCCTCCTGAACATTCATTTGATGGGGTAAACTCACGCACAGCATATGTATATTCTGGTATACAGTGATACTTTACGTGCTGCAATTGCGCCATGGCAACAGCACGATGGGGCGTGTGGAATACTTCACCAGTATCTAGGACGTACCACAGTTTTTTCTCTATAGCCTGAATGCCGTATATCGTTTGTTTATCACTCATGCCATGCTCTTACACGCAAAAAACGCCGCTAGTCTCTCAGCGGCGTTCTGCCTGTGGCAGACGGCTGCTAAAAAGTCAGCGGCGTTTCAATTAAGAACGGCCAGTTATTTGATTGTTATCCCCTACAGTTTATCACATTCCGCCTTCGTTGTCAACTCCACGACCTTTTCCGCCGTCAATTCTGCAATGCGCTCGCGCACGCGCTCGGCGGCGATGGGCGGGAAGGCATAGGCCAGCCGATACGATTTTAGATATCCCCGCATCTTGGAGGTAGGAACGTCAATGTGCTCGCTCAGCTTGCCCACCTCTATGGCGTTCACCAGTTCCAGCATCGCGCGGCGGACGCTGCGCCAGAACTGCTCCTCGTCAGTCCAGGTTGGCTTGGGTGTCATTGGTCTCCAGTGGTGGCAACTCGCGAACATAAAACTGCAATTTTGCTTGAACATCTGGATAATACACTGTCACGCTGTGCAACTGCGCCTGAGCAACGGACGGGAACACGGTATGGAATAACTCCCCTGACGGCAGCGTTAGCCAATTCTCATCGATGTCGCTCCAAATGCCGTATACAACTACTTCTGCTGTCTTCGTTGTCAAGGCAGCCATAGTACCAGATAAACCGGTAAAGCGGATCTGCTCGCCCGGCGGTATAGAAACTGTCTCTGGCCCGCAAGTCATTCCTCATCTCCCACCGCAATCTGCATTATACAGTACCGATATTCGTCAAGGTTCCCTATCCATGCCTTCGTAATGATAGGCTCATCCGTTTCCATTCCCTCCACTACCTCTGCAATGACTCGATCCCCTATCTCCATCACAGCCTGTATATACACCTGGCCCCGCGCCAGTTCTGGATGTTGTTCCAGCAGTTCAAGGAAGCGCGCCTTGACGCTGACTTCTGGCCCCATTATCGCCTTGTCTATCTCCATAAACATCTTTTCGGCAACTGTCTGATTGAACTCTTGCCAGTACTCTGTGAGTAGTGCCTCTCCATACATAAGTTCATCTGATACTTTCATCTCCCCTCCCGGCGCCGCAATCTTCGCCAGCGCCTTTTGTTCTCCTCTGAGTTCGGCCTGGTCTAGTGCCGCCCGTATCTCACGCCCTATTCGCTCAAGGTCTTTGCAGCCAATGTCACCAGGAAGCGTGATCGATGCATCTGGTTCACCCTCTAATATCTTGAAAGATATATTCACCGCCTACGCCCCCTTCGCCGCTATCTTAGCCAGCGCCCGTTTCACCACGTCGCCGAACGCCCGCCAGATGCGCCCGCGCCTGGTGAACAGCACCCGCTCCACCGTCTTCCACCCCCGCGCCCGGTGGAAGCCCGCCTGCTTCGCGCCTTGCACGAGTTGGGCATAACTGACGTTCGTACCGATGATACCGCTCGTCATCCGCGCCGTCTGTTTGACCTTCACGGTCCACGACTTGCCCAGCACCTCGCTGGTGGCATAAGCCCTGCCCGTCACGGTGCGCGTGCCAAAGCCGCGCTCGTACCACGAATAGCCGTTCAGCCCCGGCGGCATGTTCGCGCCGGTGGCCGCCGAGTACTCCGCCACGCCTGAGCGCACTACCTCACTCGCTACGCGCATGGCGACCCTAAGCCCCCGCTGAACGTCCTTGGGAAACTGTTTCAGCGCGGCTATGAGTTCGGGCAGGTTCTCTATGTGGAAACCGGCGTCGTCGGGCATTTACAATCCCAGGTCATCGTATGTCTGTTTCCAGACTACTTCAATCATCGGTATCTCCTCGCCTAGTTCAAGCTTCGGCCAGTCGGGATGCTCAAAAACAAACGTAAGTATATGCGTCCCCAGGCACACCGAGGGAATATAAAAGGCGCTGTGGAAAGTCACCCCTTCCGGCAAGCCCTCAATGCACTCCAGCCTGTTGCCGGTCCACCCAACGGTGCATATCTGTTGCCAGAGTTCACCAGATACTTGGACTGCTCTTTTGCCCATTGCTATCCCCTCTCCCTCGCCCTCGCTTCCCGCGCGGCGTCTCTAAAATTCCAGCCCAGCCACGGCCCCTCAGAGACTATCACGTTTTCCAGCGCCGCACAGCCCGCGACCTCGCCCCACGGTGTCGCCAGTGGTCGCGTGCATACCAAGCTGTCACGGTTCGTCCGCCACACGATCACGAATTCATTGTTCGGCAATACATCGGCATTAGTCCAACATCTTCCGTTCGGATGAGCCGTCGGCCCAAATGCCGTAGAGGGAAAGCCCGCCGCCTCATATCCTGCTTCGTGTCCGGCCTGATAACTGTTCGTTACTTCTGTCACGCCGATCATCTTTGCCCGCGCCGCGCTGAACACGAACTTGCCCGGTATCTCCTCGATTATCCCGATCTGCCTGAATAGGTCATTCATCGTGGAGCCTGGCGTATCGAGCCAGGCAGAGATGACTTGGCGCAACGTCTCCTTCGTGGACTTGTTGACGCCCTTCACCAGTTCGGCGGCATGCTTCCGCGCCCACTCTATCGCTTCGGCGTTTGCCAGCGTCCAATCGACTACTATGCCAAACTCGGCCTCGACCGTGGCGGCCAGTATCGTGATGCCACCCGTAGCGGCGGCGGTGAACAGCGGCACGAGCACCGCCATCAACTCTTCATCCTCGTTGCGCCAGAAGTCGGCATCCAGCCGCTTGGGCAAGTCGCCGATGGCCTTGCGGCTCTTTGGTATCCCGGGCGCGAGCCGCTTCTTTATTCGTTCCCGTTGCTCACGCCAGTATTTTAAAAGTGCTGCTTCCCACTCCCGTTCGGCTTTGTCCTTCGCCGCGCCCGATGGGTCTTTCAACCCATCCCTCGTTTCACGGATAGGACGCCCAGTCGAGCCGTCGGTGATCGTGACCTGTTTCAGTATCTTGAAACGTGGCCGCGAAGATGGCCTTGACCTCCTCACTCGTGCTGGCATCCACCAGCAATGCCCTGACGTTTGCTGCCGCATCTGCCGGGATGTGCTCGCTCACGAAGTCGTAGCCGCCGGGTTGCTCACCCTTACCCAGCCGCCGCAGTGCCACCGACTGCCAGCGGCGCAGGTCTTCACGGCACGAGCGGTCTTGCTCGGCCTTCGTCGGCATGGACATGAACGGTAGGCCGCTGCCTGCCTGCGCGGGCTTCGTCGCCAGCGGGACGAGCGTGTTGCCGAGCAGTGCGTCATCCAGTTCTACGAGGCCCAAATCTTTCCGCGCCTCGTCCACCGTCTTGACCTGCCAGTATTGCCGCCGCTCCACGACCAGCAGCTTCCGGTCGCGCGGGCGAATGTCCTCGAACTTGCCGCGCAGGCCATCGCCCCAGCGCGGTATGATGATCTGTGAAGTTATGGCTTCGGCTGTTGCGACGTGCATCGGGTACACGGTGAACTCGATGAGCGTGGCCCTGGCCGCCTCGGTGTTGGCCCTGCTTGCTTCCTTCGCCCAGAAGCCGGCGGGGACGCCAAAGACACGGTCTATCGCCTCGCGGTTCTGGATGCGCCCCTCCATGTACTCCAGGTCCTTGTGAGTTGAATCCAGCACCGTCGCCGTCAAGTCGCCAGCGCGGGAGATGATGTATCGCAGGCCCTTCTCGGCCAGCAACTCCTCCAGTTCAGTTTTGCGCGTCTCATAATCGCGTCTCCCCATTTCTTTCGGCAGACCCAACAGGAGACGCAGGGAGGCCTCTTTTATGAAAGTATCCCTGTTCCAAGTCGCCGCTGAATGATCTGTCTCCAATTCCAGCTTCGCCGCCGACAGCGCCGACAAGCCACGATGATAGTCGAAGATGTTCGGCGTGCGGAAATAACACGTCTTCTCGACAGGGATGGGCTCTGGCTTCTGTCCATGGCGCGGGGTGTAGAGGAAGCCCGCGATGTACTTCGTCGGATCCGGTATCGGCCTCATGCGACTGGCAGGAATGGGCAGGAGCTGCATCAAGCCGCCAGCGTTGTCCTCCACCTGCCACCAGTATGCCTCGCCGCGCACCAGCAGCCACCAGGCGGTATATTGCAGCACGAATGAGCGATCCATGAAGCGGCTGTCGGGGTTGGGGCGGGATTGCAACGTCTCATATTCGTGCCCCTCTACCCGCGCCCATTTGCCGTCGCTCCCCTGTTCCTCGACGTAGAAATCGGCGCGCGAGAATTCACGCGTGATCAATTGCGCGTCCGAGAAGGCCCACGGCGACGTGACGGCCCGCCGTTCCGTTCGCTGCTGGGCCTCGTCGTCCATCGTCGGCACGTCCAGCGGCCCAAAGCGCGGAGCCTCGCCTCGCAGTATCGTGGAAACAGATACGCTGCTGCCCCGATCATCCGCCTTGGCATAGCCCATCCCGGCTATCTGCCTGTCAATCCATTGTCTCACGCCCATAAGTTCGTCCTATGCGTGGCCGAAAGGGAACACCTGGCCCGCATCTATGCCGTGCCAGGCCAATGCCATAGCCGCGATGCTATCCGGTAGGTGGCCACTGCCATACACATCATCCACCGATGCGTACTTGTGCTCGTTGTACATGAACTCAATCATCGGCGCTTCGACCTCGCTGTTTTCAATAGCGGCGATGTAGTTAGTGAGCAAGTCCCAGCGAGCCCGGCGAACCCCGCCTGTCATCACGAATCCCGTGGCGGCGGCGTTCAGGTGGTCGCCCACTACATCACCCACGCCCGTACCATCGTGCGTACCGCTGCCGCTATACCGCTCCAGCCGCTTGTCGAACTTACCGACCATCACCGGCCAGGGCAAGCGTCCCATGCGCTCGAAGGTTACTACGCGCGCCGGCTGTACGTCCGCGTTCAGCGTGACGATGACCGTCCAGTCCTGCTTCTTGGCCCAATCTGCGCCGGTAGAATATGATACTGGCTGGAGTTTTTCACCGTCGCACTCAGGACATCGGTCGCCAATCTCTGCTACTATCTCGCACTCTAGGCATCGCATCAGCGGCGGCTCAGCCTCAATATATTCCCCGCTACGCCCGATGAACTCACCGAGCGACTTCTTGAACATCGCCTCGACCGACTTGGGCTGGATGGCGCGGGATTCAGGCGACGGCTCTTGCAAGTCGTATTCCACGTCCCACATGGCAACCGTCACGTCCTGGCGTTTGCCCTCGACCTCTGCGGCGTCAAGCCAGCCTGCCTCCGTTTCTTTGTAACACCACTCGTGAACTTTCCAGCCCTTCTCCGCCGCTCGTTTCAGCGCCTCCGTCATCGTGCCATCGGCATGCTGGTGAGTGCTGGAAACGACCGTCTGCGCCGGGATGCCGTCCTTGCCCATCGTCTGGCCCATCGCGGCGTCAAAGATGGATAATTCCATCTCATCCACCTCGTCCAGCCGAAGGCGCTGAGGATGAGGCCCTCTGACACTGCGCGGACTCGCCAGCAGTGCCTTGATGACGTTGCCCCAGGCCAGCCGCGTCTCCCGTTTCAGCGGGTCGGAGGCCAGCAGATTGGAGGGCGCGCCCTTGTAGTTCCAAAACTGGCGGGCATACTTATGCACGTTCTCAGACTGCTCACCGCTGCCGCCGAGTATGTTTACGTCGGCCTTGAGAGTGACCGCCTCGGTCAATCCCAGCAGGGCCAGCAAGAACGACTTGCCGCCAAAGCCGCGGCTGGCCTTCCACACTGTCACGCGATTGCGGGCGAAGTAGGCATCGGCAAAAGCGCGCCAGGGCGTGCTGTGATTGGGGCATACTTGCACGTCCGGTATCTCCACGCCCCAGGCCACGCGCACAAACTCGCGCAGGCTGTCCTCATCTGTTATAGGCAGGTGGAAACGATGCTCAATTGCCATCAGTGTCACCGCTTGGTGTTCCATGCTCTATAATCACAATTACGTTTGCCAGCGGCTTCCCGCCACTCTTTATATCCAGTGCCTTCGGTGCGTCCAGGCCCAGGTATCGCGCCCGTCTATCCATTATCCTGAGCACACGATCAACGGCTCCCTGGTGGCCCTTGAGTGCTGCGGGCCACAGCCCGCGCAGCATCTTGTTGAGGCGGTACTCCTCCAAAGTGCGCATTGCCTCGGCATCTTCTTCAGATAGCTTTGCCAGATTACGCAGCGCCCGCGTGACGTCCCTATGTGCCTGTTGCCTTGATACATCAAGTGTCTCACCTATCAGGCGATAGGAAGCCCCAGCGCAGCGTAAATCAAGTGCCTGCTTTCGCCGCACTGCCGCTCGCTCCCTCGCACCTTTCGTATTTCCCTGTCTCGCCATGTCACTTTTCTATTGTCACAAAAGTGGCAAGGATGATGCGCATCTCCATCACGCGATTGCGAATGTCCATCACACCTCCCCGCGCAAGTCGGCCCACACCTCTAATAAAACTCCGACTGCTGGATGACAAAGTAACTCTCCGCCGCTGCTACATTCGTACCGGTGCCCTCGAACCTATGATACCAGACGCCATCGTTATCGATCGTCAAGTCTACGTGATAATTGCCAGTGCCGTCCTTGACCAGCTCATCATCAGTGCCGTAGACGTAGCTGGCCTCCACGCCCGCCGGCGTCTGCCAGCGAAAGGTGAGGGTAGTCGGGTCGGCAGCTGCGCCGTCGGCATCGGTAAACGCAGCGGAGCAACGAACGACATCTCCTATGTCATAAGTATTAGCCATTGCCTACCTTGTCCTGCGTTATCACCGCATCAGACACCTTGATGCCTAGCGCCGGTGGCTTCTTCAGCTTCTTGCGTTTGCGTTTGCGCTTTTTCTGTCCATCATTCATGGGTATTGTGTACCGTCCATATCAATATGTTTACAAAAGATATTCGTGTCCACCAAGAATGGAAACTCCATTGCCTGATGCTCGTCCCAGCCTGCCTTTGTCAGATAGTCACCCTCCATCACACGGGTGCACCAGGCCAGGTCACTTGTGCCAGATGTGACATTGAACTGTTCCGTCTCAGGATCGAACCAGGTGGCACGTGGCGTGTTGAATACCTTGCGCGTCAGATCGCGCCTTCCGTCAGGATGCTGGATTAGATATCCCTCGCTATCTTCCCACATTGCGCGCAGGATTGCACAATGTATGAGCACACAGCCGGTCGGCACGCCATCACACCAAACCAAGTCGCCGAACTCCCAGTCGTCATAGAAACTTGTGCCACGGCCCCGATAAACTAGCGGGACGCTAGGGCGGTGACGGGTGTAATACAGTCCGCTCACAACCGGCGTCTGAGCCTCGCGAATGTAATCATCCAACCGCTTGAACGTATCGGGCGGCAATATTACATCATGCTCAATTAACAGAAGCCATTCAAAATCACCCTTGACCGCCTCGCGGACTATTAAATTCTGCGCATCGGCCACCTGGTAACGTAGCGGGATATAGGCATTGAGATATTGAAGCATCTGAACCATACTCCAATTCGGCGGGATGACCTGACCATATCGGCCCGTCACCCACTCCACACGTACCAAGCCAGTGGTGGCCGTGCCAATCAATAGCCGGTTGACATAGCCCGGATCTCCGCTGTCCTTAATGATAGTACGGTAGGGACGGATCGGTGGCTCTTTGAGAAGCGGCCCGCGATAGCGATCGCCTGCCTTACGCTCTAACTCGCCCAGGCGCTCACGAAGTTGGGTTAGTTCAGACTGGATGTCTTCACTCATTACGCTTCACCAGTATAACCTCAATATTCGCATTCGGCGACCAGACCAGGTATTTGATGCGCCATGGCTTGGGCCGGTAAATCTCGTAGAGCCTACCGCCCACCCGTGGGCACTCAGGATCAAAATATGACCAGGTGGCTTCATTGATTTGATTACAGTGAGTCGGGTCTTGTAGATAACCCTGACTGCTGCCGTGTGGACAAGAGATAGCGAACTCTCCGCCTGACTTCATCACGCGCCATGCCTCATCCATGAAGCGAATGAAGCCACCGCCTGCCGGGTTAATATGCTCTACCAGATGAGAGGCCATTGCCACCAGCACGCACTCGTCCGGCAACGGCCACGGATATTGCTCTACATCGTGAACTATGTCAACCGCCGATAGGTCGCGCTTATCTAGATTGACAAAGCCATCCTGCGGATTCGCGCCGCCGCCGATGTCCAGGCGGATACCTGATTTCTCTGCCAGTAAGGCCTCAATGTCCATTGGCATAACCAGGATATTCACGACATGATAATATCGTAAGTTACATTGACGTCCTGATTTGTGGCACACGAACTAGACGCGAACGTGTTACCAGAGAAGATCGTGCCGCCGCTCGACGTGTTGAACAATCCAACGTTAGAGATGTTACGTGTAGCGGTCACGAAACTGTCCGAACTGCCAAACGTTGCCGTGAATCGGCAGGTCTTGCTGGCCGAGGACGTGGCCGCCGTGATGGTCGTCCGCTTGTCCGTTTCGCCCTGCAAGCTTGTGTCTGCCGCGCCGGGCTGTGAGCCCGTGCCCAGGGCCATGTGCGTTACCTGTTTGCTTCCGGCGATGGCCCCAATCAAACTAACCAGATATTGATTGAAACCCAGATTGACTATTGTGTTTCCCACCCAGCCCGAGTCGCCCACCAATTGTCCGTTCTTCATGAGATGGATACGAAACATTCCGCGTATCCCAACTGTTTGCTCTACCACCTTTTGTGCCTGCGCTTGCATCGTTACCTCCTGCCTATGTTATATTCTAGACACATCCGTAATTGAAACACCGTAGACTATCTCATCGACTATTGAAACGCCATAGACCGCCTCATCTGTTATCAAAACGCCGTAAACTACCGCATCGGAAATATCGACATCTACTAGCCTGCCTGGCAGCGTTACCGATATCAATTCAGTGATTGCCACAGCCTCAGTTACCGTAACGGAATAGTCAAGCAGGCCGCCGATTGACACACTCTCCGTGAGCGTGACATTATCTAATGCCGAGGCTGCTATCTGCAACGGATCGGCGTCAACATCCTCTGCTACGCCAATAGCCTCACTCACCGAAACATCTAGTGACCATGTAGGCAAAACTGTTTCGGTGATTGAAACAGAATCAGATACACTCATCACCAGCGTATCTGTGGCCGTGATCGCGTTCTCAGATAACGAGACGACTTCACTCACGCTGATGTTCATCGCACCGGCCACGGCGACGTAGACCGTCACGCTTTCGCTGACCGATATATTGTCAGATACACCGGCGGCCAGTGCCTCTGTAGCGGTGGCCACAGATTCGGTTAATGAGACAGTTTCACTTATATTGACGCTGTAAGCGCCCACCTCGGCAACACTAACTGACACGCTCTCAGCGATTGAAACATTATCACTTGCGTCGGCTTGTACAGTTGAGATTGCCAGAGATACGTTCTCGGAAATGGAAACAGTATCTTGCACTGCCGGTGCAATGACTACTGCTATGATGACACTCTCTGCAATGGATGCATTATCAGATACGCCAATCGCCGGCGTACTTACGGCGACTATTGTAGATTCAGATAGAGCCGCCTCATCACTAACACTAACACTGCGTGTGGTGGCGGCGATAATATTCGCCGCTGTGCTCTCTGCTACACTTACATTGTCACTGGCGCCGGCCTGAGCATTGGCGATTGCCAGCATGACAGATTCCGCTGCTGTTACATTCTCAGAGACATTGGCCAATGCCGTTGAGATAATTGCCGCCGTGCTTTCTGTAGCCGCTATAGAATCAGATACCGATGCGGCAAGGGCAGCCACGCCTCCTGCCACGTGCCAGATACGCGGCGGTGCCGGGTAGATCATCGGCGGATGCGCCGCGATGCTCGGCGTATTATAGGCCGTCATGTCGTGGCCGCCAATCCTATCCTGGTCCTCGTCTCGGATCAGGGACCAATAGGACACCAGGCTTTGCGGCTTGATAAACAATGGTGAGAAATAGTTGGCCAGGATAGTCGCATCTGCATCACCCAGGGCCGTGTCCCATACAGCGACTTCAGTCACGTAGCCGTTGAAATACTCGCCAGGAGTGCTGTCTCCCGTGCGCGCTATGCTCGTTCGATCTACCCCGGTGGGCGAGCGGGAACCGGAGTTTGTGCCCTTGTTTCCTCCATTGAGATAGATTGCCCGGCTGTTCGATGCTGCTTCCACGACCAGGAGGTGATACCAGGTATTCAGGCTAAAACCCGCCGTCGTGGTGGCGGTGCTTTGAGCTGCTGAGGCGCGCGCGGTCCAGTTTGCTGACGAGCCGTCACTGTAGAGCAGTAATCGCCAGTATTCGTTGTTGTCCAGGTCCTTGTCGCCGAGCCAGAACGGAACCTGCCATGCGTATGACAGGTTGTAGCACCACATGCTTACCGAAAATGGTGCAGCAGTAACGACAGGGGTGTCGATCTCCAGATATTCACTTGAACCAGAGGCGAAGTGACGGGCCACCGGTTAGGTCTCCTTGAGCTCTACTAAGAGTAGTTCCATATCTCCCGTTGCGTCATCATTGACGGCATCACGCGTGGCTTTGTATCGAAATCCCTCGCCAACTGCGATGGAATCCATCTGTGCGCCGTTAGTGAAAGTGATAGCGACGATGTCTACTAGGCCACTTGTACCTGGCACTGTGATATTGTCTACGCTTTGCACTGCTGCAAAGCCATCAGAGTCGATGTCCTGTTGCTGGTCCCCAATACGCTCAAAGGAGCCGTCCTGATCTACAGTGTTAGCCGTCGCCGATGACATGGCGTAGTGGTGATACGCCGTGACGCCGCCGCCGCCGTAGTTGCGGGGCATGACGGCAGAGAAGACGGCGCTCTCGTTGGTGGAGGCATCTGCATCTAGAACCGGATGTGCATTCCTTGTATCCAAGGTCATTGGATTGGATGCCGGCGGCTCATTATGCAAGGGCGTGAATACACATAACGTATCACCTGAAGCCATTAGTTCACCTCCCCGAATACGCGTCGCAGCATTGAAATGCTCACCCTTGCCAGTGCCACAGCGCAGAATAAAATCGTCTTTTGAGATTGGGTGAGCGCGTTGCGTGCAGCCTCCGGCAGAGCAGAATTGTAGGAGGCTTGGTTGTCATCAATCCACGTGTCCGTGGCGTCAATGGCATCCCTTAACTGCTGCTTTGAGAGTGCACCCAGCGCCTCCCGCAGATTACTCCAGTAGCGCATGAGTCCGCGCCAGATGCGGGCGCGGTCGGTGTCTGATAGTTGTACCATTACTCTCTCCTGTTCAGGGCTGCGGTGGGTAGGGTGTAAACGTCGGGTAATACGTCGCCGTGGGCCGGGGCGTGGGCGTTGGCGGGCAGATTTTGGTAGGGCGGCAGGTCGGGATCGCGGCCGGCGTGTACGTTGGCTGCGGCGTGAGGGTCGGCTGATCGGGATGAGGG